AAAGTTATCCTTATCACAACTAAGTGTTATTGATTGAGTCGCAATTCCTATAGTATTAGCAGTTGTAAGACCATGTGCAGGAATAGTTAAGGTCATATGACCTGTTAGTCCATTATAGTCAACATTTGTCGGTGTAGTGTTAACACCTGCTGTGACAGATATACAATTGGTTGTAGCACTTCTAAAGACATGCTTATAACCAATACACTCCATTTGAAGTCCATTTAACTTAACTGGATCTTCAATCTTAAGATTATGAGGTCCAACCGTAGTGACCTCCATAATACCGCTTATATTATTATAGAATGCGGTTTTAATACCAATTGCAGCTCCTGAGGTAGGAACACCAACTATATCCTCAACAGCACCTGTTGAAACATTAATTATTGGTTTTACTACTGCTCCTTTAAATTGAGCATATCCTCTACCAGGAGTAGATGCGACAGAGACAATGATACCACCCCTAGGTAATTGGTTTTCATTGACATCAAATGTATCAATTATAGGAGTAGTATATCCAATAGAACTGATTCCAGTGAATATTACACTACTAATTCCTGCCTGTTCGCCAATCTTAAAGTTAGCATTGGGATTATTTTCACTATATGGTGCTTGGAAGATATTGTTGATGAATAATACACCATTACCACCAGTAGTACCAATACCAGTAACAGCAGCACCAATAGAAGTTAATGGATAAGCAGTTTCTAATCCATCAAAACTTTCTGATAGATCATCAAATAACTGATTCTTTTCATAATCCTTTCTAAGGAATGTTCTTCCACCAAATGTTGCTCTAGCATATGGAAGATTGTTTGGATTAATAATACCAGTATCACCACCTAGAGGTGCTTGTGTGAAATGTATCTTACTATCTAATATTTGGAAAGATCCTCTAAAGAGTCTTACAGTTTCTCCTGCAGCATGTGGAGTAGCAGCAGTACCAACTGATCCTCTTTCCACTTCTACAAGAGTCCAAGTACCAATACCAACTACAGGACCAACTGTTGTTGTACCAAATCCAACAGTTCTTACAATAGAATATTCATCTTCTATTTTAAGAAGATCGCCAGATGTGATAGATGAAATACCATTTAATACAAATGCAGTTACAAATCCAGCAACAGGAACATCTAACTCATAATTGATTGAAGTATATGATATTGGTTTTTGTACTAAACCGCTAATAGAGATCATTGACTTAGAATCTCTCTTTCTCATCGAGAATCTATGTTGGTTACCAGCACCTGAATTAGGAACAAAAGTAACTCCAAGACCAGCTAAAGCATTAGCTTTTGATGTTGCAATTCTATATTCTTGATTATTGTCCTTAATACCATAAACAGTAGATGGAAGATACGCAGTAGCAACTCCAACACCAGTGTAATATACAAGAGCAGATCCACCAATACCAACAAGGTTAGAATCTGGCAAATAGGTCAATTGCTCATATGTTGAGAAGAAGTGCTTCTGACTGAATACACCAGTATTATAGTTAAGTACTGAAGGATCATTAATATTAGTCTCACGAGCATAAATTGGAGTTCCTTGATACTTAAGATCAAATGACTTAACATCTCTATTATTGATACCTAGATATACATTCTGTGCAACAGATTCATAGACCTGTCCATAGTTGATTTGACCAATTCCAAGAATAGTACCATTAGGATCTAACTCTCTATAAAGAATTTCGTTATAAGCAGTGATACTAACAATACCAGAAACAGATGGATGGAATTCTATGTTAATATGACCATCTGGTCTATAAGTAGATCCAAATGTACCAACACCTGTCGTAGACCCAATAGCAGCTAAAGGATATTCTGTAATAAAGTTCTCTTCAGTATATGGATCAGTTAAAGTATAAACCTGATGTATTGATTGTGTAGCACCATAAGCAACATGAACTGTTGATTTAACTGTCAAATCTCTCATACTTGCAATACCGCAAATAGTAGCAATACCTGCCTTTGCTTGACTTGATACTTCTAAACGAGCAGATCTTTCAGTACCATCTGGAGTAAATGGAATCTTAAACCTATAATTTGTAGTTGGTCCAACAACAGAAGGATCAACCGCAATCACCTTAGATTTAACATTAACTGGATTCTGACTACCATTCTCAAAATCAAGTTTAAGTACACCACTTTCAATCTTAGAAGTAAATGTACCAATAAACTGTGGAGCAGATAGTCCACTCAAATTCTGTCTAGAGTTAAACGCTGATAACTCAGTTAGATATGTATCTACACCATTATGCATTACTGCATACTCTAGATAATCAACTCTCTTTTCAACTCCAGTTGGATTATCGATAACTACAAACTGAACAAGAGCAGCTTTAGTTGTTAATGTCGATACTCCAATAATATTTGTTGTATTACTAACTCCCAATGTAGATGCAGCACCTGCTTGGACAAGACCACCTTCTACCCTAACATGACCAAATGCGGTTGATCCAACACCTACAGAATCAGCAAAATTTTGCTGTAAAGTCTTAATTTCGTAATTAGTGTCGAATGGTTCATTCGGTCTAGCAATCAAATAAGTATTAGAAGTTGCAGGATCATATGTACTATCAAATACAACATATCCAGTAGTAAGACCAACTTGATCATAATTCTGCTGTTCATGCTTCTGGAACAGGTAAGTATTAGAATCAATAGTTAACGAAATGAATTCGTTGATCTGATAATGATCTTTTCTAGGATCTTCAGCATGATGAACAGTTTGTGTTAACCACCTTTGGAAATATCTTCCTGCAGGGTATTGAGCAACGGTTCTATAATCGCTTAGATCATTAGACTCATTAGACACAAATTGAGGTGCAATATCATCAATATTGAGAACTCTATTTGTCTTATTGAGAATAAAGTCAGCAAGTCGAGTAGTTCTTAATTCGACAAATTTAGATATGTTACCCTGTGCTCCAAAATCTCTTGCTAGATCAAATGGATAGATAGAATCCACTCTTAAAGGATCCCCGATAAAATCAAGAACTAGTCCACCAGCATCATCTGCAGGTATCATAGTCTTCCCTGGGTCTCCTTTTGCTATTACTTCAGTATTAGCAAAGTTCTTTAATCCAGATGGATGAACAACATCGTTAACATATGTAATTAAGTCTTCATAGGTTTTAGGACTCTCAATTGCATAAGAAAGGTTCTGATAGTAATCATTATCAGGTAATACCTGATTGGTATCATTAATTAGTCCAATATTATCTCTCCATCCAACTATTGTCTTAACAGAAGAATCAATCTCAAAGTTACCATCAAATTCAGTAATTCCTATCACTCTACAAGAAGAACCACTTAATTTACCAACCAAAATATCATTAATCTCTAAAGGTTCAGCACCACTAACAATAATCTGAGCACTACTCTCATTAATAAAATCTAATTGAATATCAGCAATTGGATTGTTATTTCTCTTAAATGGTTCATTTTGAATGAACTTAGAGTTACCTTTAATAACTTCAAATTGAGCAATAAAGTTACTTTGAGTTATTACACCAAATCCAAATGCAACTGTTGCTCCTGTACCAGGATTAGTCGAAATACCATTAAGATCGAATGTAACCTCTCTTGGGTTTGTAGCATCGTTATAATCAGTAACTCTGAATGGAGTAAATTTATAATCACCTGAGTTATATCCAGTACCATTATTATCGAATGTAATACCTTCAACATAACATGAATCACCAATAGAAACAGGTTCTGCTGTATATCCCAATACTGGAGTAGAAATTTTACAAGTTAATACACCAAGTTGAGATTCTGCGCTAATTATAGTAAGACCGTTACTATTCCTAACTGGTGCAACACCAAAGTCATTATTAGACAATCCTGTTGGTGGTACAGAAACAGTTGCACTAGTAACAGCAGAATCGCTTAATTCGCAAGTAATAAGACCACTATCAACGATATCACCAGTAAATTTATCAAATAGAACCAAAGAAGGTGCAGTTATATAGAATTTACCACCAAATGTAACTTTAACTGCATCAATAGTAGCAAAACTGTCTATATCAACAACTCTAGGAATAAAAGCATCTGGTTTAAGAGTATTATCTGATGGATATCCAAATACATCATCTGGAACTGTTACATCTGCTAATTGGTTAATTTGAGTAGATTCTGGGATTAATGTAGCATTAATACCAGTACCAGTGATACTAGTAATTCCTGGAATCTTATCATAATTTAATCCAGGATTAGATATGCGTACTGTAGCAATTCCACCAGTAGTTGACTTAGATTGTGTTGTATATTGAATTAATTCACAATCTGCATTACTATACTGTAAAGACTCTGGAGTAAATCGTAAATTGATAGAAAATTCTGTACTTCCAATTCCAGTAATATTATATCCACCAGTATAAGAACTATCTACATATTTTACCTCATTTCCATTAACAACAGTACTATCAGCAGTAGACATACCAACTGCATCAAATAAATTATACCATACAACTTTAGGAGCAGTTTCAGAGTGTTTTAGAGTTACTACTGGATGATATGGGTTACTTGCAAGTGGAACAGTTGATCCAACACCAACAGTTGCATAACTACTAACCCCAACAACTTCAAATCCAAGACTTGTACCAGATCCAACAAATTCATTGAAATAATTAGCATCATAATAGAATTTTAAGTCATATCCCAATAAAGTGGAATCACTCATATCAAATACAAGATCATTATTCCGATATGGTCTTAATTGTGGGTTAATTGGGTTAATTGTCCAATTTCCGCTACCAGTAGATGTAATATCTACAATATTAGGAGTTCCTTGAGTTTCTTTAAGAGTATTTGCTAATTGGATCGTATTTTTATCAATTACAACAACATAATACTCTCTTTGAGTTATTCCACCAGGAAGATTAGTACCATAATATAAAATTCTGTCACCAGTTATTAAACCATGACTATTAACAGAAATTCTATTAGTAGATGTGTTTATTCCTGCTGCTACCACAGTAAGAGGATTAGCAATCAAATAATCATCAATAACCTTCAACTTAGTATAAGTTGTAGTTCCAATTCCAGTAGCAAGTCCAGGTTTAACGATTAAATCAATATAATCACCATCTGCTAATTGATGGTTATTTTTTGTCTGGATTGATGCAGCAATTCTTTCTACAGTACCAGTTACTTGTTCTGTAGGTGTATGTGTTAATGACCAGTCATAAAAATCACCACCACCACTTGTAAAGTAAACTTCATCAGATGTTTTGGTTGTCTTTAAACCAATAGTATCATCAGTTTGTTTTACCGCATAAACTGTTGATGGTAAAGCGAAAGCATTAGATGTTACAGAATCTGTTCTAACTCCCAAATTTGATCCACCACTAGGACCAAAATCAATAGTTAAAATATCATTAGTTTGAAAACCATGATCTTTTACATAAATTGACTGAGTTGGAATTGACCTATTTGCAGTAATACCAAGATATTGATATGGTCTTTCAACTGTTTGTCCATATGTTTGTCCAAATCCTACAGATTCACTAGGATTAAGATATACTTTTTTAGTTGGTATTGATGTAAATTTATCAGTAATTAAAGGAATTTCAATCTCATTTGAGAAATAAGATAAAGCAACGCCAACAGTATTAGTTTGAACTCCAATAGATCTACGAATTCTTAATACATTATCATTTCTAAAGATATTAAGAACATGAGCACTTTCAGTTCCAATCCCTATAGTAGATCCTGCACCAATAGTACTTGGAATGGTTTGTACTTGAATATCAGTTACAATACCAACAAATCCATCACTTAGAAGTTTAGTGGAGTAATTTACTAAACTAACCTTATGAGAACCATCTAATTTGTTAACACTAGTAGATAATCCAGCAACTTGAACATAATCCTTTAATTTTAAGGTATGATATGGGTCAATATGAGCAATAACACTATCTTGCTTCCATTCAAAGACTGCACTATTCCATACTTGCTTACTAGTTACTATTTTAGTAACATCCTGACCAACTAGAGTGTTAACATAAGCAGTAATACCATTACCACCTGTGCCAGTCTCATCAAAGTTAATTTTTGCTCCTACGGTATATCCTGTACCTGGAGATGATATTTTTATATTATCAATAGATCCTGAAAGGATTCTATCTGGATATGCGACATTAGGAATCTTAGTATATGGTTGATATACGAAATCATATCCTGCACCATCCCCAAACATCTTATATGGATGGGTATTCCGTACTAACTTAGAAGTTTCAAACGAATAATTTGTTTGTCGTATCTTTTCACCCGATACAGTATTGACCTTTAGTGGGAATCCTCTATAAGTATCACCAATGTAATATGGAAATTCTGGTATCAATACATTATCTACTGTAGCAAAATATGCATATGTTCCTTCTTGAAAATCAGGAGTTTTACAGAATCTACCATTATGTTCATCTAAATCACCACTAGCATCATAATAATAGTCTTCAATAAAGAATCCTGCTTCATATTCTGATGTAGATGGTCTATTTGTTACTCTATTTGCATCAAGTTTATAAGAAGTCTTCATTCTCCTAGAAGAAGACTGAATATCATCAATATCGCTTAATCCATAAGGACCATAAATTGGATATCCATCATATGACCATCCAACAATAGGAGAATGCCCAGATCCATCATCATTAAAGTAATTTCTAACAGTTGCACCATATGCAACAGATTCAACTGCTAATCCATCTTCAACAGGAGCAAGATAATCTCCATTTGATGTACCACTTGTACTATACTTGTTTCCTACAAGTCTTCTAACCCTAGTAGAGAATGTTGCCGAATCTCCAGGTGCTTTAACACTAACAGTTGTTGTAGATGATGCATAACCAGCACCTTGAGATAAGACTTTAACATCTAAAATCTCACTACCATCCATAACAGCACGGAGTTTTGCTCCTGTTGCTGTTCCAAGACCAATTACATTAATATCTGGAGGACCATCATAATTAGTTCCTCTACTTTGTACAAAAGCATCAATAATTCTACCATTAACAATAATTAATCCAACTTGACCAAACTGACCATAATTTATATCAACGGAAGGTGCTTTTTCAAAATTAATAATAGTAGATCCATAATCTCTACCTTTATCAAAGAGAATAGTGTCTACAACTCCACCACGAACAATAGGATTCGCTTCTAAAGTTTGAGGAGTATCTGCATTGGTAATAACATTGATATCTATTGTTACTGGAGGATAAAAGAAGTCCTGATAGTCAGTTCCATGATTACCAAACCTAATATACTCTTTATTCAGATAATTTGTCTTATCTGGAGTTCTTGTAGTAGCAATACCAGAGTAACATAACCTAAAACGGTCATCATTGATTTTTAGAACCTGATATTGCGAATTAGTTGATAATCCACTGATTGCAGTACCACCAGTAGTTGATATACCATAATGAACAACTTCACCATCACTAAATCCATGATTCTCAAACTCAACAAAGTCTCTAAGAGTACTAATTCCTGCAGGGGCAATAGAAAGTCTTCTATTTGTATATCCAGAACCACCATCTAACATAGTAACTCTAGAAATGCGCCTCTTAGTATAATAATCTCTAAATTGATGAATACCGCTATTTAAGTTAGCAGCAGTTGTTCCAAATCCAACAGTATTGGCAACACCAGCAACAGCATCAGTTTTTGACCTATAAAGTTTAAATATTGTCGAACTAGTTACACCAACATAGTAAGATTGTCCTTCTACTAAACATGTATCAATACCAACAGCAGCTGATGTATGAAGTCCAACTACATTGTTATTATTTGAACTATAAATTACTCGATCACCAGTTTTATAAAAATGCTCCTTATTCATTATAAATCTACCACCCTTACCATCTAAGGGATCAATATTACCACCACTATAGAAAGATTTGGCATTAAAAGTGAATTGACGATATGCTAATTCAGTAACTGCTTGCGCTTTTGCTCCAGATCCGTTTCCACCATGTATATCAACAGAAATGACTTTTTCAATTTCATAATCAACAGGGTCAATTAAAACATCAGTAATAGTACCACCAATTGATAATCTACCAACAGCAGTATTGATTCCAGTAGAACTATCTTCAATAATTATTGAAGGTGGGTAAACAATATCATATCCAGTACCAGCATTGACAATATCTAGAGATTTTAGAGGTCCATAATAGATAAATTTATCAGATTTATAGTTGGTAAGTTCAACACCATTAACCAACATTCCAGTGTTACCATCTAAAGTTCTTTCAGATGTTGTTTTCTGTTCTTTACCAGCTTGTAGATTTTGCTCAAGAACAAATCTTTTAATTGCTCTTGCAGGGAAAATTGACTTCCTTGCTTGCTCAACACGAACAAAATCATGAAATCCAGTAGGAGAATTAGGAGGAACAAACTCAACAGAAATTCCAGAAGGAATAAAGGATCTAGATTGGTATAATTTAATCTTATTCTTCTGAGATAAAACCTCTACAAAATAAGATTCTTTGGTTAATCCACCAATAGGAGTACTTCCACTGCCAGGAACATAAACAATTTCATCACCTGTTCTAAATGGAACATTTTGTGCAAATGATATAATAGTAAATTTATCAGTTAAAGTATTATATCCCTGATAACTACCACCAGATATTGATGGATTAGTTAAAGCAGCATGAACCTTATCAGTTTGAATATCATATGAAGGAAGAGAGTTAGAAGTTATAAATGCTTCTTTTTTATCACTTTCTGAATACTTAGAATCTAAAACATAAGCATTAGAAACATCAGCCAAAATTTGATTTTGTCCACCTATAATAGGTACTTTAGTACTAACTGCTTTTTCTTGGATTCTCCTAATATCGTATGATAATCCACTACTAGTAGTAAATGTACCAGAAATACTAATAGAATTATTGGTAGCATTGACATATGATACTATTAAAGAACTTGCAGCAACAGTTTCTGTATTTCTAACAAGCAATTCTATCTTATCACCAACTTTTAAACTAGATTTATCAATATCACCAGCTAAAGTAAAGGTAGAACCACTTAAATCTTCAATTTGATATCTAGCACTAGTGTTATAAACCCAAGAATTGAAGAAAGTCTGATCATAAGTCTGATCGGAAGGTGGATTTGTGATAAGTCTTCCAAGATTCTTAACTTTAATACGAGAAGTCTCAGATAATCCATATAAGTTTTGAATACTATCAAATTTACTCAAAACTCCAGTTATTCTCATATTAACTGGTTTTTGAAGATCATTATCCTCATAACCATATACTATAGTAGGAGTATAAATCTCACTAGCAGATGGAATATCAGGATAAGTAGTTGTTACCCCAATAAACTGGTTAACAGTCTTTTCTGTATAATCTAATTTCTGATAATAGGAATCAGAAGATAATCCAACTTCAAAAGTACCTGTTTGTCCAAATCCTATAGTAGAATCAACAGTAAGAACAGTTGCACCAAGACCAACATTACCAACTACTTGAGTTTTACCAGGAACAACGAATGTACCTTGAATTAAATCTTTATCATCATAACCAATAAACACAGAAAGACGATAATAATCATCTCTAATTTGCACAACCTCGGAAATAGGTCCACTAGCAGTGTTTACTAAAGGATTATTTGCTTCAGCGTCCTGGTATAGAGTTTGACCGATTAATTTTAACGGATCTCCCGAAACTACCCTTACAGCAAAAGATTCTCGCCTTAGATAGTTGGCATAAGAGGGTTTAATGAGGTATTTTTCAAGATCATTGATTTTTGGTTCTAAACCAAACAATGCTTTAAATAAAATCTTGAAAGATTCGTCAGTACCCTTAGATTCATATAAACTTCTTGCTTCTTTTATAAAATTATTAACATCTAGTTCAGGACTTAGGTTAACACCTTGTAAACCAGGAGTATATTGCGCCTTTATCTTATCATAGAACTCTCTAAGAAATAATGCACTTAAATTCTGAACTGAAGAACCAGAAGTATGAGTACCAGCAGTAGTATCTTCCCAAGTTAAATTTGTTGGATCATTAGCAGAACGATATGTAGCAATTCCACTAAATCCTCTTACACATCCAGTAAAAGTATTAGTTGTTACTCCAGAATATGTTATAATTTCATCATTAACCTTTAGAAGACCCCATTGATTAGGAAATCCCTTAGTATTAGTGGAAACAGTTATTGTATCATCAGTTGCGTTAATATCAGCAGCAAGAGATGTATTTCCAGATATAACATCTTTAGTTAAATTATCAACCTTAATATATTGATCAATATTCTCCGCAATATCAACAGGACCACCTTGATATTCTTGGGAAATATAATATTGTTGTAAAAACCCTTCTAATAAAGGGTTTTCAGCGATTGCAAACTCTGGAGCTTGATCACTGACGACCTGATATGTCTTTACTCTAGCCGATAAGGGGCTGTAGGTTTCTATCATCCTTTTTACGACCTAGTGATTAATCCGTTTGAATAACTAGAGGTGACTTTATACCCAATTCCAGAAATTTGTTGTCCAGAAGATATAGTGTCATTAACGATATTTATCGCAGTATTAGACATGTCTAATTGTAGGTATATATCCTTCAATCCAATAATATCATTAGAATCTGGAAATGCTTGAATTTCAATAAGACCAGATGCAAGAGATGTGCCACTAATATTAATAGTATTAATGATAACTTCACCTTTTACATAATCAACAATTCCTGCAGATGGAATAACAACAGGTGCATCTTCCCCAGATAGTTCAGTTAACTGAATTACAGCAATATCACCCGTTTTTAAGTCAGAATGAGGTAAATCTGTAAAATACAAAGTATTTACATTACCATCAATGGTAAATCCAGTACTTTTTATGTTTTTTCCGTCTTTGTTAACATGGAATGCATTACCAAAGCATAATTCATACTGTGCAAAGGCATTAAAAATAGGTTTTAAGTCCCTTCTCATAATTAATCGAGTAATATTCGATGTAATTGCACTATTTGTACCATCGACGATTTTTTGAACCTCAGAAAACTTAAATCTACCACCAAATGCATTCAAATTGGTAGATTTTCCATAATTTGTCAATGTCTGAGTAACTTGAGACTTTAAACCATCAATATCACTAAAAATATTGGAATTATAGTAAACTGTAGTATCAAGTTCGATATAAAGTAGTTTAAGATCAACAATTCGTTGGTTAATTCCTGCAATAGCATACTTTTTCAGACTATCTAAGATCTTAACCTTAGTAAAGTCGGACAAATAGGTTGCATTTTTAGGTTTTACACTTAATACAACAGTACCATACTCAGGAGGATCCAATTCTTCACCACCCATTACAGAAACAGACTCTGCATCAGGGAATACGCTCTGTACTATAGCTTCATAATCCTTCGTTGTAACCGCCCTGTACTGCGAGGAGTACACTCTAGGTGCAATGTACTTAATAGACTCTACATTCTCTATATCAGCACCTCCTTTGGCACTCTGAATCGTTGTTATGTCTACCGTACTAATAGATGAAAGGGGATTACCAGCATCATCTACTGCATTTGCACTAAAATTGAAGTTTCTACCATCATTTCCTTGTTTTCCATCAGTTATAATGTAACTTACTTCAATCTGATCTCCACTTTCTAACTTTTTACCAAATAATCCATCACCAAATAGCAATTCATACTTCTCATCCTTAACTTCCTGGATAAGATATACATTAGATTTCTCATTAATTGATGTTATATTATCAATTCTTGAATATTCTAGTCCAGAAGTCGATCCAGACTTCCTTACAAAGACTCTAATCGATGTAGAATCAATAAATGAGTTGTCTAATATGAATCTTTGGTCTAAACTACTATTTGCAACAAAGAATTTTGTTAAAAGAGTACCTTGATATATGCTAAGATTCTCAAATTTTGCTGTTCTTTCGTTAGTTAATGTCCCTGCATCCAATGGACTATTAGCAGTTATATCATCTGGGATAGAAAAAGTGAAAGAAGTGTTATTTTGAGCACCAACTGCAACCAATCCTTTCTTTAATTTAACACTATTACTATTTCCTTTAAATTTAAATTCAAAACTTACTATTGCTTCTGAAGATTTACGAGATCTAGGTACATATCCTATATTTCTTGCTAGAGAAACTACATTCTCCCTTAAAGTTGCTGAATCCAAGAAGGATTCATTCACTACCATATTACTATTAAACGCCGTAATGTAAGTATTATATGCTAATATATCAACTAGAATTGACATATTTGATCCTTCAAAGTCAAAATCAGTAAAATCTGAGTTTGCTCTTAGATAATCTTTAATTTGTGCCTTAATTTGATCAAAATCAAGGTTAGTGAACTTAGTTACGGGCATGTGTTTTACCTAGTCGCCTCTAAAATGAACGAGAATGATTGTGTAGGTGCTTCTAATCCAATAATTTCATATGAAATTGATATTTCAAAGTTATTATCATCTGGCATTGGATATGCTCCAACTACAGTATTAGTAATTCTTGGCTCATAAATCATTAAACTATCAGTAATTTGTTGTGCAATTACACCACCAGTTGCTTCATCAACAAAATTAAACAAACTATCAGTAACATCAGTTCCTACATCACTATAAAATCGTTCTTTCACACCAGTTTGCACCAAATTCCGCACAGAACGAGTTATAGCTCTCTCATTTGTAAGTACATTTAAATCACCTGTTACGGGATTTGGCTTAAAAGAAAGACTAATATCCTTAAAAATACGGGATTTTCTAACTGCCATTATGTCGGCTTATGCTTCAAAGGTTATTTATACCTCGTTTTCTCAGTTCCAGCGTGTAACAGTTAATTCTATACTATTATCCGTCATTTCCCACTCATCTAAGACCGTAAACCCTTCTTCTTTAATAGTATTATGAATAGCCATTCTTGCATATTGTTGAGTAACCTTATCAATAAACCTTTCTACTGGAATATTAAGATTCCAAGTACCACGATCACAATACAAATCATATAGTTTCGTCTCTTCATTCCAACGAAATCCAATATCTTCTGATATAGCAACTTCCGCATGAACCACAGGATGATCTGCACGGTGATCAGGGTTTGTAATAACAAGCTCCTGATCTTCTTTAACATCGTACTGTAATAGTTGTAGTGCTTCAACCAAATATGGACGCTCCTTTATCTTAGTCTTTATCGTACTAAAATGTGACATTAGCAACCTTCCGAATCGTGAGTGAACTCTTCTACCACTCCTTGAAAATCTAATTCACTATAAAAATCCGCAGTATGAATCATACTTACTACATCACCGAGTTTTTCTTCAACATGCTTAGTAACTTCTAAACATTGCTGACCAGCAACATTCATAACCTCTTCAGATACAGTACCATCTTGTTTAATAGTAAACTTAACTGTTTCTTGGTTTGACATAACTAAAAAAGCGAGTGTGGTTTATTTAGACAAAAAAAAGAAGGTTGTTAACCTTCTGGTTTTCCTGTTTTAATAGTAGTCTCTAAAATTGCCTCTTTAATAACAGTCTTTAATTGCCTTAGTTTCTTTTTACCAAGACCTGCCCTAGTATCGATTTTTACCTTTAACCAATATACAAACGCAAGTACTATAATAAACTGAATGCCTTCTGCCCAAGACATATTCCATGCCTCATTGAGATCGAGACTCGCCGCCGCCAGGAGATTAATCATTTTCCTTGTCCTCTATAAGGTTTACGAGCCGAGTTACGGGATGAGGAGGCATATTTGGTATTCTTACCATTGCCTTGCCTAGTCTTCTTCGGTGTTGTCTGAATCGTTGTCCCTGTCGGACTCGTGTAAAGTACTGCCATTGTAAGTTTGATGTGAAATAATATCAGGAGACGGATAGCCCGTCTCATAGTAACATTGAGAGAGTTCTAGCATTTTATCCATGAACTCATCTTCAGAGAGACCTGTATAGATCTCTCCTCCTTCGATGGTTATATTATATAACTCGTTGCTTTTCATGTCCTACACGGATACGAGGGTCACACCAGATGTCGAATCCAGCATCGAGAGCATCTAGACAGAAGGAGACATCCTCTCCACACATGTCTTGTACTTCTCCACTTTCAAAGACTTGCATCTTAGGTGCGAACCAAGGATACTTCATCTTCTCATGTTCCCATACACCATTCTTGATAAGAACCCATCCAAACCCTGTGTAATCGACAGTAAATGGTTTCTTACGCTTAGACATAGTTTCACCAGTCTCATGATTCATAACCCCTCCGTTATTACGGAAGTTATCTTCATCTAACCAGTGAGCAACAGAAGTGGTTTGACCATCTTCAGTCATATACCAACCTGCAGCTATGTTCTTCTCCATAAGAACAAGTTGTAGGAACTTAGGTGTATTGAATACAATATCACTATCAATCCATAACTGATAGTCATACTTAAGTTTACCATCCCAAGGTATCTGATCTGGTCCCCTTAAGACATTAGCACCAAGACACTTACATCTGGCAAAGTTTACCATAGATGAATAGTCTTGACTAATTTGTATACTTACCCCATGTTGCACCATATCAAATGCAAGTTGCACGAAGTTCTTTAGGAAGACATATGAACAACCACGACCAGGCATACAGAAGACAACGGACTTGCCCTTTAGTAATTCCCATGCTCTATCGTAATCCCATTCTTCTTCCTGATTCTTCTTAGGCGGGTTTTTCGCCTTAACAGTAAATCCTTTAGCCATAATGTTTAATAAGACATCATTATTATAACAGAGTATATATGCTAGGTCAAGTAGATGTTGCCAGCAATCATCACTCTTTCTATATTAGGTGTTCTAAAAGGTATTACCATATGTAATAAATTAGCATCAAATAATATTACATCACCTGTCTTAGGACATATATGTTGCCTCTCATTCATATAAACAAACTCTATTGATCCTGGAGGAGCACCAGGATGATGTGCATGAAACTGTACTTGCTCTGTAACTAGTTCCTCAGGTACATCTAAGTATATCCCAAAACTTATATGGTGAGGTCTCTCCATTTGACCTCCATGTACAGTTCTCTCATGATTATGTAAAGGACATAACATCCCCCTTGAGAAATAATTAACCCAAGCTTGATCTATAACAAACTCATGATCTATAGAAGGTTTGAGCAATCCTTCCATCCAAGTAAACTCGAATGCATCAAATCTTAAAGTAGGATTAGCAACCCATTCTTTATTTCCTTTAGAAAGTTCCTCCTTAGTAAGTCCCCCTGCATCTCTAAGGGCGTTTGCTTTCTTATACAGTTTACTTATTGCATCATCAGGTAATGTAGTTTTCCACAACCTAGGTCCAAATCTATATTCAGTAACTGGCATCTCCCATATCCTCTTGCTCTACTTTAACTATGCGTAATTCGTTATGTGTATTAACTCTCTCTTTAATCTTTTGAAATAACTGCTCTTCGTCGAGGTTAATTAAATCCCCCACTGGTGTATTATGATCATCGTAGACATGGAAAGTAGTGTTCATTCTTCTTCAATGTAAAGTCCGTCATCTGTAAGGGTTATTGTAACCTCTGTATCTTCATACCAACTGAGTTCATTGACATATGACTCTGGAACTGCTATAATATACTCATCTGTTATGGGATCGACCCTTATGGGAACTTGGAATTTATCTGATTTTTTCACAATATGCGTGGACTGACCTATGATTTTATATATCAGAAATTTTTTTTCTAAACAGATATCGAAAGGTCGAATTGGGTCGTTTATAGCTTATGAAGTAGGAACCCTATTAAAACACGCATCGCAACACGCCACGATAACACATAAGAACAAAAACACTGTCCTTAATTGATAACAACTGTGTGTCACAGTTAGTAATACATAAGACTGCCAATTACATAATGCTCAGTGTTACTCAGAGTGTCATGATTACCTCATGGTGGTGTATACATTGTATTATAACATGATGCTCACAGACTGTCAACAACTGTGTGAGTCTTATGTTATAATAACTCACTGCTAATTACATAAGACTGTGTGTTACAAACTGTGTATCCCCTAATTGACATTCTGTTCGTCTCATGTTACGCTCGCTTAGTCAACATCATAATGAGGCAATTACGCCCCTTAGAGTATCATTTAGTGTGCTTACAGTTAATGATACATAACACGCATATATGTTTATTTAAGTATTTAAAAGAAATGCGTACTTATCCACAAAAGTATCATAAACTGTGGAAAACACTTGTTGTTACATAGGCATGAAATCGCTGAGATCTCACTGTATATCTGAATACCTATGTTCCTGCGCCTGGTACATACTTAGTGGGGAATCTTTACTTGAATTGTTGTTAGTAACTAGAGTACAATCTTTGAACTGGTGAGGATATATTAGCATTGCTACTTTACAGGTTGGATGTAAAGAATGTTCACAGATTGACTCTTTTTCACTAACACAAAAGGTGATGTAATCGTCTCCAACAAATTGTACATCACCTATAATATTATCATAGCTAATTGTTACTCCCACTTTGAAGTCTGCTTCCTGCATGATACTAACTGGTGTAGTGTTGATTGTAATAAATCCTGTACATGTTGGGGCATTATGTTATCACCTTTGTCCCTCCATGTGTACTGATAGTTTAATAACAATGTATGTAAGAATGACAGTTGATTGTGTGATAAATCCACTGTGTAATTGTTGTTGTTATTTGTCATTTACTTCTCCAAATGATTGGGGAATTGATTATATCTAGCGGCAGAAATCGGGCGTGACTCGTTATCACTTACATTAGCATGAAGTTGCTCTGGAAAGTGTTTAAAATACTCTACAATCGCATCATAGTTTGTGATAACAACTGGTTGAGGATTAGTGTTCATAAGATGATAATAAAAGGGGTGAATTGTGATGTGTTGAGTAATAAGAAAAGGGGGAAAATGATCCCCCTATTGTTAACACTCTTCTATAACGATTAACTCGAAATCAATTACATTTATGTCCTCACGAATAATGTTAATTAGTGAGTGTAATTGCTTTTGTCCGTTACTATAAATGTTGAAATGTACGATATAGTCGTTAATACTAACTGGTTCAACGATTACATCATCTTGTGT